TCTGGCTTGTAAGCAATTTCACTGGTTAACGGAAAACGTTCAACAACTAAGTTTAAAGCTGAAAATGTACTTGGACTTGCCCCCAAACTACAAGTTCCCCCTCCTGAGAATCTATCTGCAATAGCTGAAAATGTTGTATCTCCCCGAGCTGTTGTATAAGTGTAAAATTCCGAATATGTTGTTGCATCTTGAGGATCTGATGTGGATGTTGAATATAATGAAAATTCAGACTTAATCGTAGTTCCATCTGTAAATCCGAAACCACAATATCCACCAGTTGAAGAATAAGTATTTAGAGGACGTCCATATAAAGAAATTTTATAAATTCCAGAAGGCAATGAGGCAAATCTAATTCTAGGGTATTGCCCATCATTAGAAGCATCAGCAATTGCCCGTCCAGTAAAAACTCTAGCGTTATCATCGCAATCAGCATCAGCGCTAAAAGCATTCCAATCATTTGATGTTTTACTCCAACTACAACTTGTTGTAGTGGCCCATGTTTTTGTTCCATAAACTTCGGTTTGACTAATTTGTGAAATGTTTGTTCTATTTGCATCTCCTAATATTAAATCATCGAAATATCCAATTGCTGCGTCGCCTTCTGCCTCTATTCTCGCCTTTATTGTTCCACTTGCAGGAAAGATAAAATTAACACAAAGATCAGTCCATCCAGTAGATGAATTTAGAGGAGTAGAACTAAGTTCATTTGCTGATCCATCTATTAAATTCAATTCTAAATTAGAATCAGATCCATTGTATCTTATACAAACAACTCCATTTCTTCCTAATAATCCAGAAGGAATTGTATAAGCACTTGTTTCAACATAATTTCCATCAGCGGCAGCATCAAAAGACAAAGCGTATAAACCTGTTCCAACATATGTTCCCTGAACACTTGCGGTTCCACCAACATTTGTCCATCCAGTTAAATTTCCAGCTTCAAAATCAGAATTATCAAGAGCAATTCCTACTGATCCGCCGCTGCCACCAGAACCAAAATCTTTATAACTTCCACCAGCATCATTAGAAAATTTAAACTTAGTTGTAGATCCATCCCATTTTAATTTACCGTCGCCCATTGTAATAATTTTATTTGTTGAGGGATTTTTATCACCTAAAATCAAATTATTATCTGTTATTTTTGCCGCCATTAAGAAAATACTTGCAAACAATACTAAAAACAAACCAAATAACTTTTTCATATTACTCTCCTTTTACTGTTTAAATCTAACAACATTTGTAATTCTCAAAGTTCCGCTATAGCTTGCACCAGCCATATTTGAACTAATATATTGTATTTGACCTGCTGAAGTTATAGAAAAAGTAACTTCAGCATCATCAAAACTTGACGATACTTCTATTCTCCATAAATCATCTGCTGTATCATGTGTTATTCTTATGATGCCAGATTCCTGAACATTACTAGAGTCTGTTTGCCTGTGTATGTCAAAAGATATTTGAGCACCCTTATAATTAACTTTATCAAAAATAATTCCAGTAACATTTGCTGGAGATGATTGATTGTTTGTTATTGATTGACTATATTGTAATGTTGCTAAATTAATTTGATTTTCTGCACCAGATGAATCTTTCTGATATAAAACGCCATCTTCCTTGAAATAAACTCTTCTATGATCTGCGCTTGGGTTCCCTGGAGCAGTATCCATTTCCTCAATATCACAATATTCATATTTTCCATTTTTTATAAAACCATCAATTTCACTGAATAATGTTGAAAGAGGAGTAGCCACTGAATCAGTTAATCTGTCATATCCAGTAGTATCAATCGTTGTTAATGCACCGATGGGAATTATAGTTCTTGAATCAGTAATATCATCTTGACCCGATAAACCAGATACAGCAAACACATAACATTCTGCTATCTTTATATATCCTGTTGGAGTAGCTGGAGGAGTAGGAGATCCGCTAGGAGTTCCTGGTACTACTGAAATTTCAGCTTCCCATGTCTTTTGGGTAACAACCGTTTCATTTGTTATCGTTCCAGATCCAGCATCTTTATATTTTCTAGTATCAGATAAATCATTGACCAAAACTGCTTTTACAACCACAATATCAATTCTGTCTTGAGTAGCATGTGGTATGTTTAAACTTTTATTAACATCAACAAGTCTTAATAATGGTCTTTTTTCTGGTTCTGGATTCGTCTGGCCTACATCACTTTGAAAACCTAATCCCTTTTTTATTACAATTGACGTAGCTCCAGAGTAAAGAACTGAAAAACTATCATCAAAAAATGCATTTTCTGATCTATTAAGTAATTCATAAATTACTTTGTCATAGAACATTCTTTCCATAGCTGACGAAATAGAATTAAGATCCTCCAAAACTATTTCAACGCCATCTTGCCAATTTCTTCTCATAATAAACTCCTTTTATTCTCCCCGTTCAACAATTCTATATAAAGTACCCAAAGCTTTTGCCCTATTCACCGCTTCAACAATTAAATCAAAAATATATTGACTTGAGTATATTGTACCAACAAAAGCCCCTCTATTACAAAAATATTCTCTATCTACAAAAGAATAAGGTGCATGGAGTTGCTTGTCAACAATTATTGAAAATGTATTTTCGATTAATGGATCGATTAATATCGCTGCTCTATTTACAAAATATTCACGATTGCAAAAGATTCCACCCTCAAAATCTTCAACAATTATGCATTGTCCTAACATTAATAAACTATCAACTATTGCCTTAATAGCAACCTTATTGGATTGATTAGAAAGCCTTCTTATTCTTTCTCTGTATTGTGCATCAAATTCACCAGACAATCTGTCAATACTTCTTTCTCCACCATGAGTATCTAAAAATAAACCTATTGCCGTACTTATAAAAGTTTCATCTATATGATTGTCAATATCTGTTTCTATTTCAGAAAACATTTTTGCAATGCCTTGCAGCAAAGCAATTTGATTTTCCTCTTCTTGGAAAAACCATTTTGGAAAGGAAGTCTTTAATTTATTATACCATTGTTCTTGTGTCATATTTATACCGTTTCAATATCTCCTGGTATTATTTTTTGTGTATCACTTGGATCAATATCTCCTGCTGGTGCCTGTGTCTGGAAATTTGTTAAGTCATTGGTTCCACTTGGCCCCCAAAGTGCCATTATTGCGGCATCTGCATATACTCTTATAAATGATTCCCCTATGTCCAAATTTTCAATATAATCTCGCATACTGTCCGTAATAATCGTTGTATCGCTTTGTAGTGTGGCATAATTCGGCCCTGCTGGATTAAGTGTAATATTTGCTGTCCAATCCAAGGAAATTGCTGTAGCGCCCTTTATTTCAATATAAACACCAGCCGCTCTTTGTCCTGCAACTGCTGTTTTAACTAAATCAATTAATGCGTCATTGGCCGTTCCATTTGCGTCTGCAATATATAATTTTACCCTTGGGATTCTAAAAGCATCACCAATTGTAACTTCACCACTCTCGTCCCATTCTTTCACAACTGTTATAAATTCTTTTGCTGTTGCATATTCAACACCAGAAACATTTAATACTGTTGATCGTATCGCGTCAAGTGTTGCTCCAGCTAATTGCTGAATAAGTCTTTTTATTGTTTCCCTATATTCCGCATCTATTTCTTCTTCTGCTCCTCCAGATAATGCTTCTTCATTTGTTACAATAATGCTAGGATCGGTCAATGATGTTTCAACAACATTTATTTCATCTGCTAAAACATTTCCAGCAATTCCAGCCTCCATTGCACGAACAGAAGCATTTATCTCTAAAGCAACCAAAGTCACAGCGGAAAGGGTTTCATATCTTTGTGAATTACCATTAGCATCAATTGTAGTTTTAACAATTGAACCAGCATCTATAAAAACATCTCCACCCAAGGCGTTAGGTCTTGAAAATTTAACAATTCCAATTGCTTTTTGTGCTTTTGGTCTAGCAAAAGCATCTCCAAAATGATCTACCGCAAGATTCTCCAGGTCATTGTTGTCAGCACTTGCAAACATTGTTTTTTTGAATTTATCTAATAACAATCTGGTTATTTCTTGTGCAAACACAGAAGGAACACCTATTATAATATCATTTATTGATCCGTCATTAAAATCTGTTAATGCTGGTTGTCTTATTTGTGTTTCGTTTTTTCCTATATCATAATATTCTTTTTGGGATCTTGGCGTAGTCATGTTATTCTCCAAATGGTTTAAAATTTATTTCTGTTTCTCCATAACCTATTAAATCAATTCTAACTTTTAAAATAAATTTATCTGGTTCCTTATTAGTAGTATCAAACGATACTCCTAAAACTTCTTTTATTCTTGGATCTTGTATTAATTGATCTTGTATTTCTAGGGCAATTTTTCGTTTATTTGCCAAAGAAGCAGGAGCATTTTGATAATTGCCTAAACTGCAACCATAGTTTGGCCTATGAATAATTGTTCCTTTTGTTGTCATTATTCTTCTGAAAATAGCTTCTTTTATATTATCTAGTCCTGAAATTGTTTCCAAATTACCAGTATTTGTACGAACAAAATCCTTATAATGTCTTATATCTGTTCCATACGTTTCTGTTATATCAGCCATTATGCCACCGTTCCAGTTCCAGTAGTGCTTCCAATACCAGAATCAGGATTAACTTGAACCGCAATACCAGAAGGAATTATAGCATTTGTTGTAAATTCATCAAATATTGCTTGTGCAATTGCTCCACAAGCTTTATCTAAGGTACTCGCATCTATAATATTAAAAACAGATGATAATTCTGTCTTTAATTTTCCTTTTAAACTTGCTTGTGTTAATGCCATATTTTTATTATACCTCCTTATTATTTTTCAGTAAATGATATATCTGAATTTATCGCATTATTGTCAACTGGATTAGCTTTTTTAGCCTCTATGTTTGATTTAATTGTAACAAAATCAGAAGCATTTGTCGGGATACTTGTTGGATAACCAAGATTTCCAGCATGATAATGTTGTGCTATTTTTTCATTCATTGTTGATATTTCTCCTAGCACATAAGAAAGCAATGATTTCATTACATTACCCAACAATACTGGTTCCGTTGGATCTTCATTTAATCTTGAAAGAAAAACTTTCGTATCTGAAGCAATATATGTTTTTTTACCAGGATTTGACTTAATCACTACATTGTTATTCCCTGCTTGTTGTGGAATAGAATCTTCCCTAGAGGAAAGTCTTTGAATAACAAAAGATTGATTAATTTCTGGAGCTATTGCAATCAAAACAAGATCATTGACCTCTGGGGGCCCAAATATTCCAGAATTTGGCCCAACCATAGGCCAGGTTATTCTACATATTAATTCATAATTTTCTGGAAATATTTGTACTTTAGCGTTCCATATACTTCTATCTGATAAAAGTTCTAACTGTTTAATTTGTCCTGCTGCAATATATACTTTTCCAGCATCCAATATTTTGCGTAAAGCTTCTATATCATTTGATCTCATAATCCTTGATTGCTCACTTCTATAAAATTAATAAATTCTAAATTCATTGTAAAACCATCATCCCTATCCAAAGTAAATTCAATTGCTTTAGTATAAAACAAAGGATGAACCTTTCCTAATGTTTTTGCAAAAGTTTTTGCTACTATTGGTTCATAACCTCTTGAAATTAAAAAATTTTCTCTTGCAGAAACAAGACTTAGCCTATACAAATTTTCTTCTTCTTTATTTTTAAATTTTTTATTTTTATCCTCATCATATTTAGACAATCCTTTTAAATCTCCTTGTCCTATTTCTACTTTTATTGGTGTACCATTTCTAATCTTGGTTATATCAAATTCAACATCATCATCTTGAGATTGTTTCATTTCTTTGGTTACAAGTTCACCCTCTATCTGTTGTCTGCCTATTTCTTCCCAAACAGATTGCCCTTTTTCAATTAATAATTCCTTATTTCCTATATCTGAAACATTATAAGTTAAATATGGCGCTGGTTCTGGATCAAGAGCCTTTCCTTCAGAATCGAATTTTTCAATAGTTTGTTCTTCACGACTTATTCCAAGCTCCTTGCACCACTCGATATTTGCTTCTTTGGGAATATCAACGGTTAATACAGGTTCAGTTTTATTGGCTAGATTTACCGATCTAATGCGAACATTTACGCTTTTTTGACGGCCCAATTTACGTTTAAATGATAATGATTTTAAATTCTTGCCATATATAAATTGATATGCTTTTTTTTCTGTCTCTTTTAATTCAATTGCTTTCAATTCTTTACTAATTGCTTTATTTGAGTATAAATTTCTTGGTTTTGTTATAATTAATTTGTCCAATTCAACAAATACAATTAATCCTGCCTGAGAAACAAGATCAGTTATTACATCCCAATAAGACTCGTCTTTGCTTTTTCTTCCCCTTTGTCCATCTAGCGAACCCTTACTGTAATTATATTGAGAAAGTGTTGGCAAATCTTTGTCTGTTCTATTTATAATTTGTATTTTTTTAGTTGCTTCTAATTCATCCAATAAGCCCCTAATAACCTTATCTAAAGATCTAGTATAATCAACAACTTCTCCAGAATGAGGCGAATCAATCAATAATGCAGTATAATCACGCCCTTCTATTTTGATGGTTCTGGTATCTTCATCAAAATCAATACTTTCTTCGTCTGCAAATCCAACAAATATAGTATTTCCAGAAATTCTTTTACCATTTTTATCATATTTATTATCTTGTGGTTTAATAAGTTCAAGTATTCCATCTTTATTAAATATTTTTTGTTTATCTTCCATGTGAATCGTTATTCCTAGTGCCCTGATTGTTCTAGGATCAAAAGGAAAATTTCTATAATCAAGAGTGCAACTAAAAGTATCGGCCTCTCTATAACTATTTATATTGACATTTACTCTCTTCGCTATTCCAGTAAATTTAGATAATTTAATTAAATCTGGATCATCTTTTCTTCCGAAAGTTTCCCATCTAATATTAAAAGTAATTACTGCTTGAGGGAAAAAATAACTCAATGTAATTCCTCCGATTGTGGAGAAAAATGTATATAATAAATAATTCCATCTTCGCCTACTACCATAAGAGGATGGCACCAACATAAAATATTTGTTTCATGGATATTTTCTTCTCCTTTAGGAACCACATGTAATAATTCATCCATTAAATCCTTGGTATTTCTAAAAATGTTCCTGGGTTTAATTCGGTAGATGTTAATTTATTATGGTCATAAATTTTTTCCCATTGATTTACATCATTATAAAATTTAATTGAAATTTTTTGTAATGTATCTCCGTTAATGGTTCTATATCTTGCAAGTGGAAGAGTAGCTATTAATGCTCTTAATTGTGTCAATAATAAGGCAAGATAAATTCCTATATCATTAGTAGATCCCATTAGATTGTTAACATAACTAGACGCTGTGTATTCTCTTGGTTTTTTTGCTATTGCCGTTCCAGTAATATATGGCCCAAGATCACGTTGAATTGATATTCTTCCTATTCTTTCTTTAAATTTATATGCTTGGATTTGAGCATATCTAACCAATCCTATTGCCTTATTTATTGTATTGGCAACATTTTCTGCTGTAGAAACAACGGCCTCAACATATCCAGTAACGGCATTTAATGCTCCAGCAAAAATATTAATTGCATCATTTAAAATATCTGCAATTCCTATCGGTATTGAATCAGGAATATTGCTGGCGTTAAATTGAAAATCTTCTGCTGCAATAATTAAAGCTTGATTAATTTCAATTGGAACATCCTTTGATTCTTTTATCTTTTGATAATTTATTGGTTTATTAAATCCTATTATTGAAAATGATATCTGATAATCAATATCTCCCAATGTTTTCATACTAAATTTAACTTCTTCTATAAAACCATATCTTTTCCATTCGCCAAGTACTATCGATACCATATTGCCACGCAATCTCATTGCTTCAATTTGTTTTTGAATTTCATAGACTACGCCTTTAAACTTTGAATCATTATATCTTTTTTCACGAAGTTTTCCACGAATAGAAATAGAATCTTCTTCTGGCCCCAAAATATGAACCACTGGTTCCGAGTTGCCAGGATAATAATCTTTTACAATTCTTTGTTTTCCACCATATTCAAAAGGTTGAAGAGGAAGCATGTTTCCAATAAGTTTAATTCTGTTTGAATCTTGCTCTCCTGGTTTACCATCTATATATTCCCAGATTTCCATTCCTTCTTTAAAGTCTGGCTGATATGGCAAGGGTTTTATTTTTTTTGAAAATGGATTTGATAAAAAATCTTTTCCAGTTGCCTTTGAAGATCCATAACTATCTAACAATCCCATTATATCCCTCCAGCCATCGAAGGCATTAATGATGCGCCTCTAGCTTGAGTCTTATTTCTGTCTGCTTTAGACAATTGTTCTATTAATGTAAATGCTATCCTGTCAGGTTCCTGGTTCTCTTTAAATTTATTTTCTATCTTAATTCCACCATGAAAATGCTGGACATTGGAAACAACTGGAGCATTTTCTCCGGCAAATTTTTTATCAAAATCTTTCCATGTTTCTTCAAAACCAAACATAAAGGATTCTCTAACACCTTCTCCAAATTCTTTTCCCCAAGAGGACAATAGATTTCCTGCTCCAGTAAAATCTAAACTGGTAAGTCTATCTATCATTTGAGGAACTATTTGCATTAAATTAGTAAAATTTTCAATTAAAAATGCTATTAAAGATCCTAAACCACCAAAAATTGAATAAAGTCTAACAAATAAATCAGCAATATCTTCTAAAACAACAATAAATTGTTCTAATATCCATAGTCCAGCTTGTAGAAAGATTGTTTTTCTAAATAAAATTGATAATTTATCAGTTAACCAATCAAATGCTTTTGCAAATGGATAAATAATTTTTCCAATTGCATTTTTTGCTCTTAAAACAAGTTCACTAAATTTAGCCAATATTTCTGGTAACGCTTTTAAATCTTTTATTTTAGCTATTGCCGCCGCTCTCGAAAATAATTGAAACATTCCCAATATTATAGTTAAAGGAAAAAATAATTTTGTAACTACAAAACCTAATATTCTCAAAATAAAACCTAATCTAAAAATATTAGATCCCAAGAAAAATATTCCACCTATAACTGGTTTTAAAAGTTTAGATAAATATGGGAATATTTTAAGTAATGTTCCGAAACCTCCGATTATGGAGATGATGCCCAAAACACCAAAAGTCTTGGCTGATTTGTGTAAGTCAGATGATATTCTTTTTAGTTGCAATGCTAATACAATTAAATCCTCAATGCTTCCTGACATTGGTTTAATAAATTTTGTAAAGTTATCGATAACTGTTCTTCCATGAATATGTATTGCACTTTCTATTTGTTTAAGAAAATTTACTCCTAATTTATTTAATAATTCACCAAGTGGTAACAATGCTCCATTAACTCCGACAAAAACATTTTTAATTCTTTCAAATTGAGCACTTATTAACTCTGTTCTTCCTGTCAAAACATCAACATCTTTAGAAAATTGATCTAATGCTTCATTAACAAGTCTAAATCTTTTATCAGGAGCAAGTTTATTGAATTTTTCTGTTTGTCCTGCAAATTCTCTCATTGCCTTTGTTTCTACTGTTAATCTTTGAAAAAATGTTTGTGATTGTAAAGCTCGCCCACCCACAGCACTTTGTAATTGAAATGTACTTTCTTCTGGAGCAATACCAAAGGATGGAGCAGCTTTTAAAAATTTTCTTGATAAATCAATAGCTCCTTTAAAATTAGCTCCAGCAAGTCCCTCTGGAATTAACATTGGAGCTAATAGTTTGGTCATATTAACTAATTCTTTTTCTGGGAGGGCAAATTCTCTTGCTACCTTTCCAATATCTTTCAGAATTATTCCTGAAACTAACAATTTTTCGTTAAAAGTATCAATTGGCCCTATTAATTTTTCTCTGTTTGCAGATATTGAGTTAACAAAAGTTAATTGAGCATTGCGAAAATCTTCAAAAGCGGAAACAGATTTAGTTATTATTCCTAATAAACCCCCTCCTCCCATTCCAAGATTTGCAACAACTCCTATACCTAATCGTTGAAAATTTATTATTGCATTATCAACTGAATTTGATAATTTATCTACTGAATCAGTTAAAGTTTTAGTTCCTAATACTGCGTGACCTATTTCAAACCTAAATTCAGTAGCAACTTTAAATAGATTTGGAATCATTTTCCAGATTCCTTTCTTAGAATCTCTTCCAATTGGTCACATACTATTTTATATTTCCATTGTTCCATATTCATTATATCATCAAGCCTCAAACTTGTATAGCGAGTTATCCAGGTTATTTGTCTCCAGAGATTTTCACTAGATTGATTTGAGGCTTTTTTACTTCCCCCAATATGTCTTTAATCCCCATTTGCAATTCACCATATTCTTGATATGTAAAAACTTGATCTAGTTGATCTTTTTCAAGGCCAGATAAAATTTTGCCATTAACTGAAATAATTAACATTTTAATTATTTCCGATTGCAACATCATTGCAAAAGACATTGCATTGTCGCCAGATTTAACAGCAACAAGTTGTGCTGCCATATCCTGATCTTTTATTTCGGGTTCCCTTACTTCTACTTTCTTTCCAGTAGATAATACCATTTCGTAATTCATTTGATTCTCCTTTTTATATTTACTTTTTATATTTATTTGCCATTATTGCTCTATGGATTTGTTGAGCCTTTTTTTTGCTAACTGGCTTTTTAGTTGCCTTAATTCTTTTTCCTTTATCCGTTCCATGACAATGAACAATAACGTAACCACCCTTTACCTTTTTAATCATTGCAAGTCCTCTTTTAATAGGGGAAATATAGTCAATATATTTCCCCATATTTAAAATTAATTATAATTTAATTCTTCCCGAAGCTTGCCAATCTAATCTTTTAGTTACTTTTTCGTTTAATCCACCAGATCTTTTTGACATTTTAAGTTGCATATCATAATAAACATAACTTGCCGTTTGTCCATTAGGATATTCTTCCGTTAACAACATTGATATTTCATCAACGCCAATACCAACAAGATTTCCAGCAATAATTGAATCAACAATATCTTCAACTGTTGCATCCTTCACTTCAAGGTCAACGCTTCCGCTCCATCCTAGAATTGCCTGATCCCCTTCTGGGATTTGATTGCCAACATAGTTTGATCTTGAAAAATCAGAATCTTGATTTGCTTCAAAAGAAGTTATGTTTAGCAAATTAACTGGTTGCCCACTTTTAAAAAGTCTCAATTTGTTTTGATGTCCTCTAATACTTGCCATATTATTCCCCTTCCGTAACGACTACTGATTCCCCTATCTCAGCAGTGAGCACAATATATCTCATGCTTGAGTATATGCGCCTCTTGTATAGAAGTTTAAAATAACCTAATCCAATACTTGTATCAGTATTTAAACTTTCTGAATCAACCAATCTGGCATTTCCACCAGCAACCTCATCATCACCTGGTAAAATTCCATTAAGAATTAAACCATTATCCCAAGCTAACAGTGCTGCTTTAACCGCTGATCTATTACTTTCAGAGTTAACAGCGTTTTGATAATTCTTTAAGAAATAAGTTATTGAATCTTGTAAATAATCAGCCATGCGCCTTCTCAAAATTGTTAATTTTGATGAATTTGAAATTTGAGTAACAATTCCTGATTTTAATTTAATTCCAAAATCAGCATCATTCTCAAAAGCGGCAACACCAGCATCTTTTAGGGAAACATAGTTTGCCCTATTTAATTTATGATAAACATCTGATGCGCCCAGGGTAAAGGCTATATTTTCCGTAAAAGCTGGATCAATGTGTGGAGAGGTATTGCTTATTATTGATGCAACCCAGGAAGCAGGAGATTGCCATGTGTCTACGCCATCAACAACCGTTTTAAGATGATTAAAAGCATAGATAATGCGCCCATCTGAATCTCTATATGTTGCTGCATCTGAAACCGTAGCCGAATATGTAATTGTTTCATCATTTGGAGCAAGAATAACCATTTTGTCTGGAGCGTTTACCAGATGTGTTTTAAGATACCCACGAATTGCGGTGTTATATTTGTCTGTCCACAAAACATTTCCAGATCTTTCTTGTTCTGCAACTGCAATTGCTGTCTGATAATCAGTGTCAGCAACCGATCCATCACTTCCACTTGTTAAACTTGTAAAAGTTACAACATTTTCTGGTTCTTCGGAAGTAGCGGCTGCGACATAAACTGGAACTATCAACTTAGAAGATCCGAAAATCTCATTTAATTGTGTTTGCGTTTTACTAATTATTGATACATTGTCAAACACTTCATCTGGCAGTACTGCACCATCATTGTTATCATGGAAAGTATATTTCTTTCCAGAAGTAGATCCAGCTTCAACCTTGTACTTAATATTGTTGCCATAAGCACCCTTATATTTTGCTTTAAGGGTTAAAACTGTTTCTGGATCATTGTCTGCAAGACTTGCACTTGCTTGCGTTGCTCCAGAAGCAGCACTAAGTCTGATTATCTTTAAGATACCAAACTTTTTGTTTTTAAGCTGTAAATTTCCCGAAAATCCAGATTTCCCGAAAATTTCATGAAATTCACCAATTGAACCAGCCAATGTTAATTCATTTACTGGCCCCCTCTCAAATTCTCCAACCAAAATTGCAGTGTTAGCGGCAACCCCTTGAATGTTAGGAGAAGGGGTCTGCTCGTTAATGACTATGCCGTCAACATCGTCAAATTCGGCAGGATTCGTCGTTCTGTAAATACTCATAATTTACTTCCTCCTATATAGATTTTATTTCTTCAACCTCATGCGGTATTTCCGTATGAGACTCAAGACTTTCCACAATGTACTCATTTTTCTCAAGAAGAGCATCACAATTCGCCAATAATCTTATTTTTATTCGCCATTCTCTTGTTTGACTTGTCACTTCTGAATCCTCTTTCATAAAAGAGATCATATCATATCTACATATTATATTATAATAGTCTGTGAAATTTAATGAAAGCCCCATTTTCGGGAATTGTGAATTAAATGCTTTAAAAAATTCCTGATAAAGATCGTTTCTTTCTTTTTTATTACGACACCATATGTCTAATTGTAGTTTAAAATCATATTTTCCCACTACATATCTAATGTCGGCCTTATGATTGATAATTGATCCTTGACTATGTATATATGGATTCATTTCTGGAGCATAATCGGCATCTCCAACCTGTATAATTGATAAAGAAGGATATTTAAGTTGCGTATTTGCTGTAGGAAATTCATAAATTATTTGTTCTAAGGTAGGCATTCTTGCCCCTAAATAATCTCCTATTTTTTTTATAATCTCTTCGCTTACACTTTCAACATCAAGCACGTTTAAGCTCCATTTCGATATTTTCCAAAATTACAGATATATTATTTTCCATTATATGTTTTGGCACTTGTCCATATTTGGATATTTTAATTTGCGTTCCCTTTGCTAATTGCCAAACATCAGAAGAATATTCTGGAGGCTGTGAGGAATCGCGTAAAACACGTTTGGCCCATTCTAGCAGTGGTTTTATTGGTGGCGTGTAGGGTCTAGTACCATATTCTATTATTGGCGCGTGTGGAGCAAAATTGCCAACGGTAATTGAATTTTCATCCTTAATATAGTCCCAGGAGTTAGCATATTGCCCAGTGTCAACTGGAGAGGATCTAACTAATTCTGGAATACTTCTAAAAATTCCTTTTGTAATTGCATTTTTAACTTTTTCAATTTGGGTTTCATTAAATCTGCCAAGTTCTTTGCTAAATTCACTAAGTTTAATAGTTTTTGTTGGCACTATTTTCCCTTCTAATACCTAGTTTGGTCAGATAATCTTCTAACGTGGACATTCCAAGTGGCATAATCCTTCCTTACATTAATAACTTGATATAGATCATCATCAATTTCATAAAATTTTTCTATCTTAGAATCATTAGAAAAACAATTCACATCATTCTCATTGGGATAATTATATTGACTAATCATTCGTAATATTAAATCACCTTGTTTAAATATACCTCCCTCTACAAGTCTTAAATCATGTGACAAATCATAAATAAGAGGAGTAGGCAATATTTGTGTTTTTATTTCCGTTGCTGTTCCATCTCCAGGTTCCGAACCTGTCCATGTTCTAGTTATTTGATAGACATAAGATTTTATTGCCCCAATTTCATCAACCGCTTGCAATGCATCGTTGGCAATTGCTTTAATATCTTCAATAAAATCAGTCATTAAACAATTACTCCAACATTTATGTTGTTTTTGTTTATATATTCTATGTCTAACAAATTAGATAATTCTTTAAGAACTCTAGTTCTTTCTTTTTTCAAATCAACAAAAGATTGTCCTTCACCATAAAACTCAATATCCCCTATTCTACTAAGCCCTGCCTTTCCCAAGGAACTTACAAGTTTAGTATCAATTGCATCAATTTTTGTTAATGTTGCCTTTACCAATGTTTCTATTTCCAGCGTAAGATTTTCAAGTCTATCGTGAACTAAACTATTATAATGAGTGCTTGCTGGAACAAGTGTTTTTCCAGGCCATCCAAGCAGAGTTATTATTTTCATTTTTTTTGAATCAGATAATGCCATAATTTTATCCTTTTCTTTTTTTCCAAGATTGTCCACTTTCCGACATAGCAATGGCAATTGCTTGTTTCCTCGAAGTGACAATATTACCTTGTTTATCTTTAAGTGTTCCGGCTTTAAATTCTGCCATTACTTTATGAACTTTATTGTTGTTGTTTTTCTTTTTTCTTATAACTTCGTTTAATTTTTTGTTCGGGTTTCTCATCTTTAATATCCTCCGTAGGATTAATTTTGTTAACCTTTATTTTTTTATTTTTTATTCTTCTTCTGCTCATTATGCTCATTTTAGTCTCCCTTTTTATTTATATATATTATGAAAACGAACTATCTCTTTTAAGGAAATAGCCGTTTTCATAATATGCGGAAAAGTTTATCAGTCATTAAGCTGATTCTTTCCACCATCCATAAAGCAATAATACTGCATTTGTTAATGCAACATTTGTTCCTGCATCTGTTTCGTCGTAAGCAACTGTTAATGTTGATCCTGCCGCAACTTCAGCTTTCGCAGCAACAAGATTCAATGCTTTGGCAACATCAGCAACAAGCCCGTTCTCATGAGCTGCCCTGGTGTCAATTTCTGCTACAACATCAGATCCATTTTTTAAAGAAACCTGAGTATAATTAGTATCAGAAGCAGCAAGTGTCGCTCCATTTACAATTACAACATCAGTTACTACACATTTCCTGTGTGCATAAAAATACGCCCCTGCGATTATGGCATCATCAGCACTCGGAGATCCGAGTTGTAACGATACGCAAAAAGGGGTTCTTTCTTGATTCTGTGCGCCCATTTAAAACCTCCAATTAAAAGAAAAATCCATATAAAATAATAATTGCATCTGTTAAAGCTGTTGATACTGCATCTTCTCCATCTTGAACTACTTCAATCGTAAAACCAGTATCTCCATCAACCGCATCTGTTCTTTCTCCAACGGAAACATCTGTTACTGTAACAACATCTTCTGTTGCTGAAGCAGAAAATTTACTATCATTATCAACCGCTGTTGCAACCTTCGCTGCAACTGTTTCTGCATCATCATCTGTTGCTATAGTAGTAATTTCGACGGCTCTATCAGCACCATGAACAGGAGCACTTGTTCCGTGATTATCAATATCTATCCAAAAAGCAACCGTTCCAACATTATCTGATAATATAAAGTAAGTTCCGTCTAAACTACCTGAGTCATCGGCTAAGGTTTGAATAGTTGTTATTTCTTTATATCCTTCAGTTTCTTCATATTTAACGGTTAATGTTGATTTTTGAGCAACAATGGAATTGTTCTCGTTTAAATTCATTTCAACACCTTCGTCAGCACTTAAGCCACCGTCCTTAGAAGGTCTGGTATCAAACGAAGCAATTACATCACTACCGTTTAAAACAGAAACTTGAGCAAAGTTATTTTCATCTTCGCCCAACGTAGCGCCATTTATTAAAATTGCCTTCTTTATTTTACATTTCTTATGATTGTAAAAATAAGCTCCAGCAATTACAACATCATCGGCGCTTGTAGATCCTAGTTTTAAAGGAATAGCAAAATGTGTTAAATCTTGATTTTTAACTCCCATTAAAACCTCCCAAATTCATATATTTGGGGAAAAGAATTACTCTTTTCCCCATTATATGTTTAAATTAAGCCGCAACTGCTGTGGTTGTAGTAATACGGCAAATCTTTTTATCGTCTGCGGAAACTTTCGCATGGAAGGCTTTAACAGCGTACCAATGTGTTCCTGCAAAAACCCATTCCCTATGAAGAATATCATAATCACTTTCGATTTCCATTTCTTCAGCGGTCATGAAACCATATGCATTGGCCTTGCAAACAAAAGCATGATAGGCTTTTTTGCTATCAATAGCTGTGCTTGCTGGAACAGTATCAACAACAACTAGGGCCATATTTCCGATACGTCCCTTGAAACCAGGAACATTGTACCAAGGATCATTTGCATCTGCCTTAATGAATCCACTGGTTGTATCGGTTAACATGCTTAGATATTGTTGGCTATGCATAAAACATACCATTGCATCTGGAGCCTTGTCACCAAAAGCGGTTATGATTCCCTGATGCAATACTGTCATAGACATTACATGTCCTGCTGCTGTAGCTAAGTAACCCTGTGTATAATTTCCAGAACCATTTATCTCAGCAATTAGCTTTGCGTCAACTTTTTCAGCCAAAACTCTCGCAATTTGATCTTGAACTGCGGAAAAAATCTTTTCTTGTGTTGCAGCACTTTTACGAAGTGCAGCCCTACGAACACCAACCGCTTTTCCAGCTTCAAAAATAGTAGCTGAAAATGAATCATCTTGCAACTTATCTACTGTTAAAGCTTCATCCGCTGCTGGTTCCTCTGCGTCACCAATAGCCTTGAAATATGGAAAATTGATTGTAGTTCCTGGTTCTCCTGTTAACGTATCGTCGGTAACAGCAAAAGCACCATAAACTAATTTTTTATCAAAATAAGCGTCAATATGGTCTTTCCATACTTTCGGCTCAAAAGCAAAATCTGCTGGCAATGTAGCACCCATTTTAAACTCCTTGTAATTAAATTAATCTTTTTTCTCTTGCCTCCGCCATGAGAGATTTATAAAGAGAAGGATTTTTCCCATACAAATTACCTTTTTCGGCAAGTGTCATCTTGACAAATTGCTGTAAGGTTAATGTATTACCACTGTCGGGATTATGATTTTCAGATCCACCTTTATCATTTTCAACGGTAGTGCTGGAAGTTCCAGCCTGGTTATTCCCAAATGCTTTCTTGGCTTGATCTGCAAATCCAAGAATTTGCTCATCCGAAAGCTCATCATTTTCTTCAAGTTCATTAACAGCTTCGCTAATTAAAAACTTGAAATAATTATAAGCCTTTTCCCCTTTTAATTCATGTTCTCTGGCAATGCTTCCCATAGCATTTTCAAATTGCAGGGAATCAACAGTCTTGGTTAAAACACCAATTTGTTCTTCTGGAGAAGCATTCTCCTCCTCAATTCCCAATGCCTTCTTTAGTCCACCTTCCAAATTGCCAAATTTTGTACTTAAATCATCGAATTTAGTCCGTAAATCCTTGTTTTCGGTACGATACTTGGCACTTTCTTTGCGAAGATCTTGCACATAGCTTTTAACCTTCGCTGAATCTTTCCAGAGAGGATCATCATCACCAGGAGGATTTTCCCCATCTTGTTTAGTTGGAGGTTGATTCCCAGAATCACCCCCTTTGCCCTTATTTGGGGCATTATTGTTTGAAGAATCATCTTGATTCCCCTTACTTGTGTCTACGTTCTCCACTGTAATAGTCATTTTTGTCTCCTTCTTTAATTATACTATTTCAATCTGTGAAACACAACAAATATAATACATATGCATATAATTTGTGGCAAGTTAAATTTTTATTCTTTCAAATAAATTTCTAAACAGCTTTGCACTAATAAAATAATTATCATATTGGCCACAAAAGGGACATTGTAATTTGTTTTTATTTGCCGAAGTATGTTTTTTTGAAATATATGATTCTCTGCATTTTTTACAAATTACTATTCCCATTTCCCATTTATCTTCTTTATAATCATCAATATCTAATATACTACTCATTTTCCCATGATTCTTGATATGGAATAACAACTGCTCTATCATTTGGCCTATCATTTGCCATAAATATTCGTTTTTCCATTACAATACTTCCATCTTTTCTTTTTCTGCGATAAATATATGTAAAAGGTTCATTTAATTCAACTATAGGATTTTGTTGAGCAGCTTGTTTTGAATCCTCTCCTGTCCTGGCATCCATCGGATGAAATAATGCTTTCATCAGTTTCGGCATTTGTCCTGAATCTTTAATATCCTGCATTGTTTGTTGTTTACTTAAATTATAAATATTGTGCAATTCTGTTCTGGCAATCCTGTGCAATTTCCATTCCTCTAATTGAAAAGACTCTGACAATCTTCTTATTATCTCTGAATAGCTTATTTGCTCAATGGCGGCCGTTGTTAAATTCATGGCTATTCTTGATCTAACATCTTCAGAATAAGCATCTAGGGAAGCCTCGTAACGATTAACAAGCAGATTGTTGGTGTCCTGGGATATTTCAACTACATTTATATTAATTGGAGTAATTGCTCCAGTAAACTTTTCTTCAAACTTCTCTATCTCAGCATGTGTGTCATTAATTCCTTTTATACTTATTTCTTTGCCAGCATCAGTCATTTCATTTTTAAGCGTACCACTCATTTGAAGTAGTGCTGTGTCAATCTGAATCATTACACCACGAAGTTTCTGAGCAGTAAAAGTATCTCCTTTAAGCATGTCCAGTCGATCTCTAAGATCTTGCCTTATTTCCCTATATTTTCGCATCATTTTAATTGCTTTTTTATCTTCTAATTTTTCTATTCCATTTATATGGTTTGCTATCATTTTTATTATATCTTCATTTTGGAAAAGGCTAGTTCTTCTTTGTTCTTTTTCTAAAAGTTCTATTTCTCTAGAAGCTTGTTTTTCTTGTGTTTTTTGTATAAAATCATCTATTTCTTCTTTAATATAGTCTTGTTCATAATCTTTTCCACCTGCAACCTTTTGAACCGATCTATACTTATTATTTCTTATTGCTAAGGCTCGCCTTAAAGTCATGCCTGGAGTTACACCTTTGGCTCCAGTTTCAGGTTTTCTTGCCATTTATATTCTCTTTACTGTGCGAAGAAACTTGAATCCAGTTTGCAATGCTTTGATTGTTTTTCTTCTTATTTTATATTTTCCAGCAACCGCCATTAAGGCTGTTCCTGAAAGAATAGCTCCAGATGTTATTGCAAATTCTTTTTGAATAGAAGGTTCTTTTACTTTACTTGATATAATAGATTGTATTCCAGCAGCAAAAAGTCCACTTGATATTGCAAAAGTTCCTATTCTAAGTCCTTTTGCAATTTTGAGTGCTCCCTTTGTTCCTAAAGTTGTCTTTCTAACAAAACGCAAAGCTTTTGTCGCAACCGTAGTTTTTTTGCGTTTTAATGCTTTATTTAATACTTTATAACCTCTTTCAGCTAAAACATATTTATCTTTAGCTACTCTTCTAAAAAATCTTGATGCAACTCCTCCGCCAAGAGCAACTCCAAATCCAGCAGCAAATTCATATTTAGCACTTCCACCCATAATTTTCGTATAATTACTTGGTTTATTTTTGACTTTAATTGGAACAATGTGTCCTTTTATTCTTCGAAATATAATATCTTTTTGTTGTTGCATCATTTTTTCCTAAATTTAGAAAATCCTTTTTTAATTTCTTTTTTATATATTTTTTCATCAAAGGCTTTTTTCTGAGTTAATCCTGCTAATGTTCCTAGTGCTGCAAAACCAGCTCCAAATCCCAATGCTACTTTACTTCCTGCTTTTAATTTTAATTTTTCTCCTCTTGCCACAAGAGCACCAGTTAATGCTCCCAAGACTCCAGATGCGGCCCCAATTTTAAAAACAACTTTTTCCTTTTCACCTTTTTTGAAAGATCTTTGTGCTCTTTTTGAAGCAACATTATATACTTTGAGAGTCCTTTTTGTTGTTACTTCAAGTTTCTTTCCTGTTTTTTTACGAATAGGAATAATTTTTCCATGTTTACGGATAAATGTCACATCTTTATTATTCTGCATTTTGTTCTTCTCCCTGCTCACCTATTCCTGGCATCCATCCACCACCAAAAGGATTAAATGCTGGCTGTGACAATATTTTTTGCATTTCCTCATCTAAATCTTCAATACCAAAATCTTTTGCTATATATCTCATTCCTGTTTCTCTTGAAATAAGATTTCCAGTAACAGCTTGGGAAACTAAACTTATTTTTTGCTGTAAATCTGTCATTGTCAACGGGAAAATAGGAGACCAAACTATTTCTATGTTAAAACTTTGCGGCTTATATCCTTCTGGAACTGTCACTGGAACTGATTCATTGTGTTCAACCAAAATTAAATTTGTAATTGCAAGTTTAAGAACTAAATCTTGTAAATTTTTAGCCAAGGGTGCTCTTAGTTCGTCTATAAGTTCAATCATTGGGCCATGCAATACTTCCATTGCTTTTGCGCTTTGTGCGTGACCAACGGCTTTTTCTGGATCTAATAAAACTATCCTGGCAATATCTTGTAAATGAAGTCTTACTTTGTCCCTCATTGCCATTGCTACCTGAACACCATTCATATTTGTTTCCAGGGCAGCAGCCTTGCCTTCTTTTCCCAAATTCCATGCTTTTGATGCACTTCTTATTAAAGCATCAATTTCTTCTTCGTCCATGCCACTAATCATAATCTGAGGATCTTGATTATAACCTACCGCTTGAGAACTTTGAGAAAGCGAATAATTCAATTCATCAATAAAATCAAGAATATCTTCAATTACACTATATCCGTCAACTGAATTTTTTTCATCTGAAGTTCTGAACCATTCTGCCTGAACAAAACCAAGCCCATGTTTTGCAATATTATCAACCATAAAGGGAATGTCTTTTTGATTTTCTTTATATTCTGGATTATTATATAAAGTATCTTCCATTTTACCCAAAATTAATCTATACCATTTTAATTTTGGATTTCCCTTTTCGTCTTTATCGTTTTCATCACTATAAACATATTTTATTTCAACTTGTTCTAGTTCTCCATCTGGAGAAAAAACAGGATAACAATATTTAGACAAATAATGTTCTATTTTAAATTTTCCATTAATTACATAAAATCTAACAAGACATGCACCTGCAATTAATTCCCTTCTAATTGGTTCCAATAGTTTAGATTTAAGATCTGCCGCTTTTATTATAAATTTTAAATAATTTTCAGTTTCAGGATCTTCTTCTATTCTAAATTTAGGAAAGACTTGTTCTCCGATTAATTTTGAAGTTAATCTACTTACCAATACGGCAGAAAAATTATATAACAATCTTGGCTTTCTATTTCTAACTGGAACATAAGTTCCATCAAAATTTTTCGTTTCATCCCACTCTAGTAAATGATCATATTGCCTTGATTCATAATATGCATCATACATTTCAAGCATTGGTTTTCTTAATTTAATTTCAGCATCTTCAGGAAGTGGAACACGGATTTTACCGAGATTATTTTTAACACGTTGACTAGTTCTGCTTAACATTCCAGCAAATCTGCGTTTCATATGTCCGAAATAATACCATTTATCCATAATTACCTCTTCTTCTTCATTTTCTTTAACATATTCTTGATAATTTTTGTTTTTTTACTAATGTTTTTATGACTTTTATAATGTTCTGCCTTGCTAACTGTTTTAATTGTTTTCCAACCACCTTCCCATAAATTCCTTAAATGCCAATCAATATGTTCAATTGATTCCGCAACTGGTAGAGTGTGGTGTTCATGATATTCTTTTGCAAATCCATATCCAATTTTTTTTGTTTTTTGAATATATCTTTTTTCTAATTCAAGACTATAAATTATTGACTTTCTATCTTTAATGAATGGAATTATTCTTCCGCCTATTCTTCTAAAAATTATTGATCCTGATTTATACTTCTTCATTTTTTCCTGATAGCCTTTATTTTACCGCCAATCTTCTTAAATGTAATCCCTTTTCCCTTAGCTGTTATTTTTCTATGAATTAATGCTGGTTTTGGCAATTGTGTCAATATTTCTTTTTGATACTTTAAGGCATCTCTTTTTCTTTGTTTTGAAAATGTTTGTATAAATTTCTTAACACCATAACCTCCACGTTCAGGAAGCTCAAACATTTCAGCTCCAGCCTCTTTTACATATCTAGGAACATTCATAAAATGATATTCTTGACTTAGAGCTTCTGAGAATTGCCTTTTACTTATTCCTGCTTTTGCTTTCTTAATTATTTGTTCTTTTGTAAGATGTTCAGCTTCTTTAAATCCATGAAATAAATCATGTGTGGCATCCACAAATTTTTTAGCTTTTTGTGCTGCTGCTTCTCCCAGTCTTTGACTTATTTGATCTTTTCCATATCTCATCTTTATATTACCCATCATTTGTTTTGATGTATAATCTCTAAATATTTTTGATTCTTCTCTTATTGTAACAGGATCAAATATTCCACCAGGTTTATAAAACTCGGCTCTAGCAAATATACTTGATTTTATCTTTTTCCAAAGCCCGAAAGCAGCCTTGCCGCCCAATACTTGTTTATTGCTGTGATATAATCCGCTTTGGGTAAATTCTCCAATTTTAAATGGTCTTAATTTTCCACCAATAAATCTAAATATTGTTTTTTTCATTTTTAAAATCAATATTTTCCACGTAAAACCTTAAAACCTTTACCAATTATTTTAAATTTTTTGTTTAACAATGTCAACCCTCCAGCCGTTGCACCTATTTCAAGAGCAGTATTGGGAATTAAACCAAAACTTTTTTTGCCTTTGCCTTTAATTGATTCTGCTAGTTTTTGTCTGGCCTTTATTGCCATTGTTCCAATTCCCATAGTGGCACCAATTGCTGCTCCAGCATATAAGGGCTTTTTATTAATTACTATTATTCTTCCCCTTACATATCTAAATATATAATTATTAGGATTCATGTCTTTTCTCCAATAATATAATTTAATTCCCTATTTAAAAATACGACGTTGCTCACTTTATATTTATTATATAAGGTTTTATTTAATATTTCAAGATTTACCTTCCGCTCATCGCCGAAATGGATAATGGACTAGCTTTATATTTATTATGCACTAAATTCCAAATCATTTCCAAACAATCTGGACAATCATCATGATCTGCATGGGGATATTCTGTTATTTGATTAATAAATTCATGGGATAAAGCTTTATTAAACAAAATCCATTTGTGAGCAATTTTGGGTTCTAATCTGTGAATACGTTTATCCTTGTTTTCAGTATTTATAATATCATAAAATGGAATTTTAATAATCTTATTTTCCTTTCTTTCTCTTAATTTCTTTTCTGCTATAATGTTCGGCAATAATAATTCTCGATATAAATTTGTTTCTACACCAAATTTTTCAAAATTAAATCTATGGTGTGCTTCGAAAATTTGTTCTATTTGTTGAGTAGGAGGTATTCTTTTTGTCCAATCCCAATGAATTAATAACCGTCCCTTGGGTTCCTGGTATGCCACAAGCAAACAAGCAAAATCTCCAAGCCTACTTTGAGATGATTTAGTTTGTCCAGTACTAGGATCTAATGCACCACAACATCTGTTTTTAATATAATCCCATTCTATTATTTCTTTTGTTTCTTCAATTTGGATCCCCTGGGGAATTTCCACATACCAAGCAATATTTTCAAACACTCTATCATCTGCACCAAGAGGATCATTTTGCTTTTCCTTCATAAAAGCTCGCTTGCCTATTTCCATCAATTCTTTCATTAAATGCACATAAGATTCTTTTTCTGGCCACATAACGCGAGTATTTTTAAGCATTGCGTCTTTATTTTGTTCAAAAAACGCATTAGCGTTTTCTAATCTAGTTTCATCCATTATGTTCATATAAATCTTTTCCCATTCATTCCATAATTCTTTTTCCCCTGACCATTCAATGATTGATTTATATTTTTTGCTGGAATAAGCAGGATTTATTAACAATTTGGCCAACAATGATTGTCTGTGTAAAATAGTGCCCACTACTTCAATATTTGTGTTCTCATCTCCAACCTTGCCTATATCTTCCTTGAAATAACTTTCTGTTTTATCTCTTTGCTTTTCAGAATAAACTTTTTCGCTATGTTCTATGTCATCACAAATTATTTTTGTTGGTCTATGTGGCCCAAATCTAACCCCTCTAATTTGTGCCCCTCTACCCACCGCCATAAAATAAATTTTGGAATTTTCAGTATTAACAATAAAAGCCGTTTCCCCTGGATTCCTTTTGTCAAAAGAGATTCCATAAATACATCTAAGCAAGTCATTAGACAATATTTCATCTCGTATATCTTTGAGCTTTTGCACTGCAAGAGAATCTGTTGCGGAGATGATAAGGATGAATTGTTCAAGCGCATAGCAAGCATCATGGATAGGTTTAATGAGGGAAACTTTGACGCTCTTAGCTGAACCTCTCGGAGCAGCCCAAGCCCTACGATATCCCCTAACAATCTTTTCTGCTTGTTTTTCAAAATCTCTATGAAATTCATTGGGTTTATGCGTACAATAATGTTTGAAAAAATAAGTAGAAAATAAATCAAGATCAGTTTCGCATCTATCTTTAATCGCTTGCCAATATGTTTCATTATCATGATTTTCCCGTATGTCTTTCAACATATTCCAAAAGTCTTGCCGTGACATCGCCTGGATCTGGCTTTTTATCTTCATCTTCTAGTCCATTTCTATATTCTCCATATTTTTTAGGTTTTATCTTTCCAGCATACCATGATAATGCTTGAAATTTTGCTCTTGCTGCTGCTGCTGAATCCTTATCCGTGGCCAATAGAGATTCGTCAACAAGAAGCTCTGCATAATAATCTGCTTGTATTTGACGCGCGCGCGCGTAATTGTCAGAAAAGTCTTTGTATTTCAATAACCATTGATAAATAGTTTCCCTGGTTGGCATATCTTCTTTTTTGCATATTTTTATAAGGCTTTCGCCATTCATAAGTAAAACACATATATGATCTGCAAGTATGTTAGAATATTTTGTCGGTCTGCCACCCTTTGACAAGTCCCCTCCCTTTTCAAGCATCTGGCTCCCCAGGGCATTTGTGTATATTATATATTATATATTGTTTTTACAAGAAAAAAAAGAATTATAATTCAAATTTCTTTTTTAATAAAGAAATCAAATGATTTTGATAGTTTGCCAATTTTTTTTCATTTAGACAAATTGAAAGATTTTCATCTTCTTTTATTATGTTAATTATTTTTTCAACAATTTTTTTTATTATTTCATGATTATCATTCATTCTAAAATTATTCCTCTTTCAAAAGCCGCCAAAGCTAAAGTATAAATATCTTCCTCTATTCCTGGAACTGGATGATATTGTGGATTAAGATAATATTTTTTTATAATATCTAACAACCCACGCTCGTATAATTTATTGATTTTTCTTTTCCATAAACAATAAAACGGTTTAATATACCATTTGTGACCTATTGCGGCAAATGTTATCCATTCCAACAAATGAGAACTTTCATTTCCCTTGCCTTTGCACAAAAGAATTAAAACTGAACCTATCCACCATAAATACCACTGCCCACAAATTCCCCAACAATATTTATTTGCACAACATCGATATATAAAAATATCAAATCCCTGTCTTACACATTCAAAATAATTTAACGCTTCCCTAAATTGACCTTTTAAAAAGGGTTTCCAAAACGGATTAATACTAAATTTAAAAGGAACACGATTGTCATAAGAAGGCCAAAGGAATTGTTTCCCATATTTATCAATTTCATCTGCATATCTTTGAAATTCTTTTCCGAAATAAGAAGTACAAGCAATTGCCGTATAATTATCATGCTGATCTTTTCTTTCATCGGCTCCAGGGCGTCTATTATATAATCCAAATATTACTCTATCATAGATTTTTCTTGCAATAGCAAATAAAGAATTCTGCAATCTGTTTTTATCTTCTTCATCAAATAAGCCCATCTTTTTTAATAAAACATAACACTGAATAGTAAACAAAATAGGATTGTCTGATTTAGAAATATATAAACCATTTTTGTCTAAATGAGAAAGCCAAATATTTTTTAATTCTTTTATTTTTTTATCATTCATCGTCTGTGTCCTCTATATCAATTTCTTCTTCATATGAATTTTCAACAATATCAGAAGTATTATAAATAAAAAATTCACCACCGCATCTTTCACATTTATTTGTGCTCATGGGACAGATACCGCCACATACTCGACATGATTTTTCACACATTATTTTTTCTCCTTTTTTATATCCCTGACACAGCGAACTCTATCATTGCTGCTCCTGTAGTCCCAATACTGGAGGCCATTGTAGAGGCTCTGGTAGTACGCGCAGAGGTTACCGTCCGTAGTAGAGGACCAGTACCAAGTCTTTCCAAAACTACCTAGTTCTTCCCTATGTTCATACATCAACAATAATTCCATCCTAGTTGGCAAACGCCATCCTTCGGGATTATTCTTGAACTTCTCCATGGCTTCGTTCCATGTCATCTTGCCAGGCTCATCTTTTTCTGCTACTTCAAAATTAAATGTTTCATTTATTATCATTTTTCACCTTCTTTTAATGCTTCTTGGGCTAATTCATAACCATTATTTCTTGAATACCAATGACAATTTACTTTTGGCTCCATTATATCTCCACTCCAATTTAATTGATTTGCATATTGTTCAAGCACTTCCCTATATTTTTTATTTTGTTTTTCAAGTTTTTCTATATATCCATTGCATTCATACATTGCTGTTTCATATGGATTAACACCTTGATCACTATATGAACCCTTGTATTCAATTGCAGTTTTCCTTATGACTTGTAAATATTTATTCATTTTTCCTCCTCTTCCCTAGGGCGAGTAGAGAACTGTTTTTACACAGGAAGCCCTAGGTATGCACTACAATAAATTTAATTAAATTCTCTACTCATCTTTAATTTCTCTCTCTATTTCTTTCAACAATAAAGCATTGGGTAATTGTTTCAAAATGTTTCCTAATATTTGTTTTGTTTCTTCTTGAGACAAATCTGGCAAAAGCAACTTTGCTTTTTCTGGAGAAATACATCCTTGCTTTATTGCTTCACAAACAACTTCCTGCCTTTTATTTTTATCTAATCCTAATGATAATTCATATTTTGCTTTTTTATTGTTTGCCCTTGCTTCAAAAATTAAATTTTTATATTTTTCCAGAAATGTAACTCTTGCTGCAATAAAATCTCCAGACAAAATAATTGGCCTTGCCGTAAAATAAGCTTCTTTCATTTCTTGTGTCCAACAAACTGAATCGTTTTCGTTTAATGGTATCATTGCCCAAGCTTCATTGGGAGAAAGATGTCCGTCATTAATTCTATCTTTTATATCTGAAATAGTAGGAAAATGTTTTAATTCTAATCTACATCTTTTAAAAGCATCGAGTAATTGATTCTCTGAATAAACAGATAAATCAACTAGAAATAAAACAATTGCTGCTTCAGATAATTTTTTATCATAAATTTCACACATTGCTTTAATTACATTTTTTATTTTTTGCATACATTTTATTCCATTTCTCTTTTAAAATATTTTGGGTTGATTCAGAAGATTTAAAAAACAAATATGAAAAATCCTTAGTTTTAATATAATTATTCCATGTAGGTTCTATGTTTTTTCTTTCCATTTTTTCTATTTGCCAAATTATATACTCATCAAGTAAATGTGGTTTCCACAATTTTTTATCTATGCTAGTTCTCATCTTTTTCTTCCTTTATTTTTTTAAATATTTTAAAACCTCTATCTATAGAATCATTTGTGGATTGTGTTTTTTCAATTTGATACGCTCTTAAATTTGTCATTTTTTGACCTGAATTATATTCAGTAGCTAATTTTTCAGCATCTTGCAATAACAATCCAACCTTATGGCAATTTTTTACATAATTATAATTATCATGCATAACATAAAATCTTGCCACCAATGGAGAAAGTTCTATTCCTAGTCTTTTGACAAAATTAAGCATCTGGGAGTTAACGGTAGTATTTCTAATTGGATCTACTGTATATCTAATCTTATAAGCATCAATATAAGCATCCCAGGTTGCCTTGGTATTTATTTTTGAAATATTATTTTTTTTATCCATGTGACCTTTTAAGGTCACTGGAAGAATATTATTATTCCCTGAATTATGAATATTAGAAATAATACCATTACTTGATATATTAGTATTACTTGATATATTAATATTATCTTCTTCTTTATCTTTATCTTTATCTTCTTCTTTATCTAGAGTCGGAAATCCCGATTTATGAGATCGGAAATTTTTATCATATTTTGAATCCTTATCCTGTATTTTCAATAATTTGGGAAATTCAAATTCCCATATCAAATCATTTGTAAACAACTTTACATTGCTTTGACAAAGCATTGTGAATAACTTGTCAATGGATTGTAAACCACATTTAGAACCAATTCTCAATATCTTTGGAAGTTCTTTTTTAGGTATTTTAAACCTATAATGCTCTGTCCCGTCCCATATCGAATGACAATATTCTATAAACATAAAATATATAGCATATCCCTTATGATCTCCAAACTCAGTCATTAATTCAACTAACAAATCAGATTTATTCGCATTATTGTAATGTTTAAACCAAGGTTTCAAAAGTTCCTCACCACAAAAAAGGAGGGCGCATATGTTTTGGCTGAAAGAATGCGCCCCACCTTAACCTGGTTTACTTTCGTGAAGCAACCAGAAATTTTTCGGCTTTGTAGCCAAAACATGAAGTCATTTTATAAAAAATATATCATTTGTCAATAAATTTGTTTGATTAAACTTTTAACAATAATTATTTTGAGGATATAACATCTGGCTATATCCTCAGTTTTTAAAAAGGAGACTTTTGTATTTATTATTATACTAAACAATTTATTATTAGTCAATTTTCCACACTGATATTTTAATGCATGGCAAACAATCATCTGCATAAAATTTTCTTATTCTTGAATCTATAATTTGACCATCATCTGCAAATAATATGCCATTTAATGAATCACAAATTGATTTTAAATAATTGTCATTGTCTGGTTTAACACATGGAAATTTTCTCTTGACACTCTTAGGCCTAGTAATAAAGCAAACGATATCAATTCCAACAGAATCTAATAAGGGCAATTGTTTAAATTTTGATCTTACTAAAAAACTTAAAGATTGTTCAAATGTTGCCGTTTTTTTAGGCGTATAGAAATATCTTTTGCCTGTTCTTTTATTTGTTCCCTGTCTGGCTCTTAATTTCGGAAATGATTCTATTATTATTGTGAAATTATAATCATTCATAATGTTTTATATTTTATTTAATATTATAATAACAAGAAAAATAATGCTATAAATATTTTTTCCTTAAAAATTTACTATAAAATCCATTATTATCACAATGCATAACTTCCATGTCCCATTCATTATTTTTAAAATCTGTGATTAACAAGCCTATACTTTGATCCCATTTTAAAGGTCTTGAAAATTTGCAGTTTTTATCTATTTGATTTTTATCAGCAGTATGTCCCAAGGAATACCATCTATATTTTTTATCATGTCCTCTACGATAAGCTCTATCTGTTCGGTGAGAATGTCCAGAGACCCCGCTGCAAATTTCTTTATCAATTTCAATTTGTGAAGGATGTTTGCTTATACTTTCTCCATGCTTTATTAAAAAATCTAAATTAGGTTTATATTCTTGAACATACTTTATATTATATTTATTAATTCCGAGAAAATTTTTAATTTCTAATTCTGGTATTCTAGAAAGTTGTTTTGCGTCACTTGACAAAAATTTGTCCCATCTTGCCTCATGGTTTCCTTCTATAAAAATGATCTTTGCTTTTTTACATACTTTTCTTAAATCTCTTAAAAATTCAAGAAAAGAAGTCCTTTCATATTGCACATTTTCTGGATCTATTTGTGAATTGATAATTTTTAAAAATGGACTAATTGTAAAAAAATCAATCCCATCTCCTCCGATTATAAATTCATCTATAGAGGTTAATTTTAAATCTTTACAAAAGTTAAGAATATTTTTCCATAATAATTTATCATGAAATGGAACATGAGGATCACAAGTGATTACGGATTTTTTTATTAAACCCTCTTTATAATCCACAAGTATATTATATCATTTATTTAATGGGAAATGTTTAACTTTCTTTATTTGATTAGTTTCCTTGTCAAAACAATATTCTCCTGCCTCGATTAGTGGAAGGGCCTTTAAAAGAATATTTGCCGTTTCTTTCTTTACTGCTTCTGGAAGCGTTAACAAACAACATTTCTTAAATTTTTTACCGCTTTTACATGGACATGGCATGTTTCTTGCTAGTTTTTTCAATGGATTATAGGCATATCCTGGCAATAATTTATATACTATCTTAGAATTAAATTTTGTTTTTTCATCTATTTCGGGAAGATGACCTGTTTTATCTTTAGCAATAAATTCTTCCATATTATTCTCCAATTAAACCCTTTATTAAAGCATTTCCTATTCTTTGATTGTTTTTAAAATGTATATTGTAGACTTCCTTTATGTATCCCATGCTTGGCATTTTCTCATTTAATACATACAAAGTAGGCAACAAACTTATCTTATTTGTGGTGGTTTCGCTATTTAAGGTATTTATATTAAATTCAACCCAAAGCCTCCAAAATGGCCATAATAGGCAATATATAGGAAAAAGATACCAAATCATGCGAAACAACAAAATCATTGATTGTGGCTTAAATAAAACCAATTCTGTTAAGCAAGGGGAAAATCCCATCCTAAAGACATAACCCCAAAATATATTTTTAGCAATTTTCTTACTTTTAGGCGAATTTTTTGTCAAATATAAATAAATCAACAAAGCATGATACTGTGCGCAATCTAGTCCTCCAGCAAGTTTATTTTTATATATTTTTGATCTTCTATGTCCGAATAAATTGATTAACCTACATTCTTTTATCATTTGACAAATTATATGATTGTCGATGCTGGAGAACTCTCCACTTAAAATTTTTCCAGAAATATATAAAGATGTTTTTCGACAATAATCATATGTGTCATATAATTCTGATTTCATTTTTCTAATTCTTTTAATATTTTTTCTCTAAACTCATTTCTTAATTTTCCAATAATCATTGGTTTTAATTCTTTGAGAACAGTACCAACCACAATTATTTTCCAATCTTTGTTTTGCATAAGTTCACCAATGAAAGGATCATATTTTTTTTCAATTAAATCAACTGACTTATCATATACATGATGAATTGAATGATTATACTTTTCTTTTAATTCTTTCTCTATTTCCTCTTTTAATTGATTCGCGGCATGATCTACACCTTGAGAAATTGCTTTTATTGGTTTATCTACAATTTCATCTTTTAATTCCTTGGTAGCATGTCCAATACCCTTCACAACACCTTTTGCAGCCTTTTCAACTGCTTTAAATGGATTAAATCCCATTACAAACCTCCCTATAATTAAATTTATTTATAATATCATTCCTGTTTGCTCTAATTAGCCAATGATATATCTGAGGATATATTTTAATCATTTGCATTATTCCTTTATCATGAAACTCCCTGTGATGAACAATACAAAGTGGCATTAAATTATTAACTGAGTCTAATCCTCCAGCTCCTCTAGTTGTAACATGATGAGCGGCAATGTTTTGTTTTGTATTACATAAAAGACAAGGAAGAGATTTAATAAAATTAATTATTCCCTGGTCTGAATTTATGGCAACATCTTTCACAAAAATACCAACCATCTTCCCACACATAACAACGATTATGTCCACACATAGGACATATTAAATTAGTTTTTCCAAAATCTATGAATAAAATCATAACTTATTATACCTATTATTATATAGAATAATATAAGAGGAATATATACAAAAAATAACATTAATAAAGTCATTTCGGTTCTCCTTCCTTTTCGTTAAATCTTTCATTTAATTTGTTTTTGGTTTCAGATATTACATTAAACCAATTATTTCTATCACTTACCCCATCTTTAATAGAAGTATATATTTTGCGTAAACTTAAAAGTTCAACCTCATTTATAGCATCAAGTTTATGTTGTAATCTTTCTTCAAGCATTACCTGTGTCACGCCCATTTCAGAAAAAGCAATTATCATTTGTTTTGCTCTGTCCTGCAAAGGCATATCGGAACCAGTTTTAAGCGTTTTTTCACATCTAGTAACAGCATCCTCGACAATATCTGCTGGAATAACTTGCAATATACAAGCCCTTAATCTTCTTGTTGCTTGGGAAGCCACAACTTCATAAATATCCCTTGGATCATCAACTTTTTTTAATCCTTCTTTTTTTGTCCATCTTGCATGTTGCTGAGTAAATTCTCTTTCACTTCTAACATTATTTTCCATGTCCCAGGCAAAAGCAATATATTTTGTTTCACCAAATTTATTTGATACTTCCCTTATCCCATAATTAATGTTTCCCCAACATCTAGCTATAACCTCAGCAAGTCTTATGCTTGGCCCTGTAACCATTTGACCGCCCCTAGGGAAAGCATACATGGCTTTTTCAGCCAAGGAAACACGTTTGCAAGCATTTGCAATTGCTAAAGCAGCATTATTTTCATCCCTCTTACATTTTTGAGCGACTAAAATTTGTCCCTGAACTTCTTGAATTGCTCTTGCTGAATTTGCATCCTGAATTATAGAAACTTGGTTTTCATCATGTTTTATTAATTCATTTTCCATTTTAATCTCCTTTTGTTCTGTTTTATATCTAACAATTCAATTGTTGTCAACAACAAACATTTGTTTTTTTATCAAACACTTTAATTTTGTTGTCACCATAAACCTGTTTTAACGCCGCATCCATGCAATTTGTTGCTTCTGTCATTAATTTCTTCATCATATTAAGATTATCCTCTTTAGATAAATCTTCAATTTGTATGGCCATAATTGAGTTCATTAACCAATTTGTTAAATTAATTGCCACAAGATTTCTTTGTTCATTAGTCATTTTTCACTCCTTTTATTCATTTACTTATTCCCTTCCAAAAGTCCAATAAGGTAAACTTATTGCTTCAATATCCCTTGAATATCCTGGGAAATTATTTGTTTCAATAGCATTTGCGTAATTGTTTAAATCTTGCCTGATCTCTGTTTCTCCTTTGTCCAGGGCACCATCATCAATATAATATAGGGCAATATCATAAGGTTCTTCCTTTTCTAAACATCCGAAAATGAAATATTTAAAATCAATTCCTGTTGCCAATGTGCAAACAAGGTTATAATAAGCAGCCTGAGCATGATAACGATAATTCCAGATTGATTTTGAAAACTCTTCCATTGACGCATCTTTTGTCGTCTTTAAATCAAAATTAATACCATCCGAAACAAACATATAATCAGGTTTACAACGAATTATTAGGCCAGTTTCAGGATCTCTGGCATAAATACATTTTTCTGCTTGTCCTTTTTTAAGTATATTTTGAAGTTTTTCGTGAGAGAAAACTTTCTGAATCATAGTATTTGCCATGGAAAAATCTTCATAATTAATGACATATTTGCCAGAACTTTCAATTGCTGCCTTCGCTTCTTTATAATCCTTTTTTAATCTGCTCCCCGATGCTTTATAAATGGTTTCATCAGATACATACTTATTCATTAAAGCTCCTGGTTCCAAAACAGCTCTATGCACCATTTCGCCAATCTTAAAAGGATCTGGAACATCTTCTAATTGTGGATTAACATGTGCATGTAAGTATTTTAAAGGCGATTTCCTGAATTTATCTAAACGCCCTTTTGCAATACCAATACCATAATGATAAACATCATCATCAAATTTAAAAATACCTGTAAAATTGTTTTCTTCAAGTGTTTTATAAACCTCCTTTATTTTCTCAACTAAATCTGGAGAAAGTTTATAAAAGCACTTAGTCTGTAACTCCCATTGCTTTTCATGAATTTGCATTGTTTCCTCCCTTCAATTACGATAAAAATATAAGTACCACTTTTTACTAATAGGATCTTTTTGATCAATTAATTCATTTAAGAAATAATCTTTTTGAGATCTGGCAAATCGTACCTGTTTAATTGTTGTGTTGAAATAAAGCCAGGTAGCCACAAGATGAGCATCCAGTTTAGTGTCACAATCTAGTATCCGTTCATTTGTTACAACTTCTACGATTCTTTTACCATCAAACTTGCTTTTAATTTTTAATCCATAAGGATCAATCAGTCTACTAAAAACAATCTTATTCATGTTCCCCCCCCTAAAAGGACAAATTGACCAAGTTCCATCAAGATCTTGAATGCCCTTACAATATAAAGCATCTATTAATCCTATTGCCTCCATTGCGGTTAATTTTTCAGCATCCTTCTTATTTCTTGTCCAACAATTAAAAGAATCAAAAGAATCATCTGTTCTAACATAATAACCAGCAATATTACATAAATTATTTCTTACAACATATTTTTTTTCCATTTAATCTTCCTGTTTTTCAAGTTTATTAAGGGCACCGTTTATCTCTGCTTGCGCCTGTAAACAAAGACCTGTTTCCCTTGCCAGTTCCCTACAAACTTCCATGTCCTTATTCCAAAGAACATAGTCTGTTAAGATGTTTTGGAGCTGGTGGCGCCGTCCCTGAAGTTCCCGAACTATTAATTTTGCCTGTTCAACTGTAAGATTTACTGTAACCATAAATACCTCCTTAATTAATCATTGTTTAATTATTTATCGTACAACTTAAATCAAGTCAAGTTATTTGTTTATTTTTTTTGTTGACAAAAATAAACTATTTGTTATCTATATAGATGTTTGATTATTTAAAACACTTGTTAACCCTATAGGTTTTTAAATTCAAACCAGGGGGAATATAAGATTCCCCCCTTGTTTCCCCTGGAGGAAAAAATGAAATTCTTTAAAAAGGTTATCATAAATCAGGAAAGATTAAGGGCAAACGGCTTAAGAGAATTTAGAGAAAAACATAATATTGGATTAAGAGAATTATCCAGAGAAGCAAATATTTCTCCAGCCAATATTTCGTCAATTGAAAGAGGAAATACATATACTAAGGATAAAACTGCCATGAAATTAGAAACTGCTGTTATAAAACTGAGCGAAAACAAATAAATTATTTTATTGTATCTAGGTATTTTTTAATTTCGCTTTTAGTCTTTTCGGTTAAGCCATCTTTATCAATCATTTTTATTATTTCAATTGGTTCCTTTGGTTTATTTACTTTTGATTTTATATATTTAATACACTCGGCAATATCATTCTTACCTAAAAAAGTCATATCAATATATTTTATATCATCCTCATCCAATCCTTGTTTCCTAGAGAATTTTCTCAGTAATTCTTCTCCATATTTTATTGAATTAATTGCCTGTTGTTTTATTTCTTTAAATATATCTATTTCTTTTTCTACAATATTAGTTGCTTCAATGATTTTATTTTTTTCCATAATATTCTCCAATATTAAGAAGCCATTGATATTCTACTGGTTAAATTTAATTCATCGGTATCATCTGGTATCGAAAACTCTATGTCCTCCCCATCTTTTTGAATAAGACTAATTACACCAGCCTTTTCTATTTTTATTTTATAATTTATTGATCCCAAAGAATCAAATTCACTACTCCAAGGAAGATACGCAAACCAATATCCATCGTCATTTGTTGTTTTAATGATCTTCTTTGACATCATTTTGTTTGCCGCTTCGCAATATTCGTTTGCTCCAATATTTACCTCAATGGTAACTGTTGCTGCATTTATTGGATTCTCTTCTAAGTCCTTAACATAACCATATACAAGCGCCATATTGCCCTCTGCTGGTTCCAAACCACCAAAGACATATGTAATGGTCAAATAGTCTATTAGCGGCGTTTCTGTGCCATCCTCGCTATCCAGAATGATGTAAAATTTAATTCTTTTGTTTTCTTCCAGTAAACTATCAATTTCTGCGCTTAATTCTGCTAATGTATTTGATTGAACTATTGACTTATCTGATGCAACCCAATTTGCTCCATCATGATAAAGATAATCATTTCCTGCTTTGACAACAAAATATACTTTATTGCTTCCTGATTCTGTTATTGATCCAACAATGGAAGAAATTGCACTTGCATCAAAGTAATTCAATGTTTCAAAAGAACCAATTGATGCATATTGTTGTAAAGTCATTGTGACTATAAGATTATCAACGTATCCCTGTGTGTTTGAATCTGTAAAATGTATTTTAAATTGTCCATAGGTTTTATTTAATACTGGCAATGTTGCTTTATTTGCCAAGAAAGTGGCCAAATCATTAGCCTGTGCATATGATCCATCACTAACAGTCCATGCGTTTCCATTCCAATATAAATAATTGCCTGATCTTTCAATTTGTAAACTATATCTTTCAGATCCCTGGGAAACCACAACTAAATTTGTCAATGCTTGGATTAATCCCAATCCAGTATGTTCCATTTCTGGTAAAATAACAGCATTGGTCACATAATGATTTTCATTTATTGTAAATGCAATAGAATCAATAGATCCTAATATATTTGAATCTTGAAATACAACTTTTACTGTAACTCCATTTCCTAACTGAGCACCAGGAAATGTTGCTATATTCGCAATCCAAGCAGCAGCTGTCATTGCTGTTGCATAAGTATTTGAACTAGCGGCCCAAGCGGCACCATTCCAATAATATCCATTCACAATATATTTGGGTGCGTTTATACTTGTTATTGTTGGAGCGCCCAAAGAGGCGATATTGTATAAATAAGATTGTATCGGACATTGAACAATGGTTTCAATATAATCTTTTTCTGGCAAAATATATCCAGCTGCATGATTAGTTGTATGTTGAACCGTACTGAATATTTCTAGGTCTGAAAACTCACCATCGGCAGTCTGTGTGCCCTGCCTTCCACTTCCTATATTAAGAAAATTTACTGCTGATCGTGTTCCTGTTCCAGTTATAGTTGATCCTAATTGCTCCATTTGTCCATTTGATTTATTTTCTACGAATAGTCTAGTTTGGCTCGTAGAAAAATTAAAGTTCAGCTCCATCTGATATTCTGTTCCCGACACAGGGGACCATGCTCCGCAAGCGCCAGCAAAAATAATATTATTAGCAGAATCATAAATATTGAGTCGTAAAGCACCACTGTTAATATGCCATAACTCCAAACTGTTAGTAGTCACGGCTCCGATATCATACTGAGATAAAAGATATTTGTCGGTTGCTGGTGCACCTGAATAGTTGGGTTTATATTTGAATCTAAAACAACCTATTTGAAGATTCGGAACATTACCTGCTGCTGGATAAGTAACAAATTTTACGGTACTGCCACGAAGATCAAGAGTTCCAGTAGGCGTTGGTATTATCCCCGTCGGAGTTCCAGTTAAAACACCATTTCCCCATGATCCATTAATACTATTTGTATATGTTGCCCCGAAGGTTGTATCAGTTGGCCTTTGATTTTTTTGTCTTGCCAATCCAGAAGCAAATTCAACCAATGCTGAATTATATGTGAATCCAGAATCAGATGTGAAATTTTGCAAGTAAGATTCTGTTATAGCATTTATCTTTTGTTGTAATTTTCCTGCGCTAAATTCTGCTTTTGCAGCATCATATATAAAATCTGTATCATCTGCAAAATCTTCTGTAAAATTCTGTCCTGGCAAATCGACAAATGATAATTTTCCTTTTCCTGCATCAATTTTAGTATTTACTTTTGTATAATCAGCATCATTTAAAAAATCATGTGTTAATATCATATTATCCTCCAATTAAAAATGGATCTGCAAAAACGGCACCTTCTTTAATTGGTCTTACTTTTATAAAGGCACCATCCCTGATGGCATCTTCCTTTGTGATTGTATTTGATCCACCACCAGATGCCCCTATTGTTTGCCATGTGTTTTTACAAAATTCCACATGAATAATTTTATCATGATTTTTGTTCCACCAAAAGGCTAAGACTCCCTCCCTTGGAGAAACTACTTTGGGAAACATATTATATAATTCTTGTGCTGTATAATCTGATTTTCTTTCTATTTTCCCTACTGATTTAAGGATTTCATTAACAAATCCACTACAATCAAAACCATTGGGAGTATCTCCTCCCCATGAATACCATGTGCCTATAAAATGTATTGCATAGTTTAATGCTAAAATTCTAATTATTTCCATTATTTTTCTCTTTTCTTTTTTCTAAAATTGCTTGTCTTTGGGCCATATATGACTTTCTTAGTCTAAGACAACTTTCATGATGTGGTTCCATTTCTTTTAAAAATTCTAAAAATTTTTCCTTGGCTTTATTATTTGCCTTTATTAAATCAAGATACCATAAAACTATTTTTACAACAATGGGTAATACGGCGGTAAAGATTGCTGTCATTTAAAACTCCTTCCTATAATTCACGAATTAACAATTCTTCATATCCTATAGTATTTAATCTATGAGTTCTATTTCCATCTTTTTCATGAATATAATAAACACATTCACGATTCGGAGTCTTATAAAAAATTCTTTGTTCATTAATAATATTATACTCTATTTCTTGACATTCTTTTCTTATAGATTTTTCTGGCATCCATTCTATCTTGACATCAAAGTAAACACTCTGTTCTAAACCGTCTTTGGATTGACAAATGGTAACACCTTTTGAATCATATGAATCACCATTACATTTTATATGTGCTGGCAATGTTGCATCCTTTGTTTCCATATCCATGAAAGCAAAAGAATGTTTTCCTTTTAAATCATATCCTGCAATCTGAATCGGACAACTAAACAATGCTTCAATTTCAATGTCTGGACTATAGATTAATGAAAACTGTTTCTTGTTCGCAAATATTCCCCTAGTAGAAGCGTGTTCCTGGGTAATTTCTCTGTGACAGGTTGTAAATGTGAATAGATCAAGTTTTCCTTTTGTTTCAAATTCAATATCATAAGAAGGTTTTTCCATAAAAGGAAGAACTGCGATACCTTCATATTTTTGTTTATTAAACTTTATTGACATATCCCTTTTGTAATATATTTTAGGGTCAAGTTCTTGATGTATTGTTGTACAACCAAGAAAGACACTTAAAAACAATAAAATACTAAATAATTTAATCATAGTTTTATTCCATTCTTGGTTATGATTCTTAAAAAAATAAATATAAATGATATAATAGACATTATTATTGTAGGATGTTCTTGTGTATATTTTTCAATAAGAGGGGAAAAAGCCATAAGGGCAGCCCATGCCAAAGCCACCCATATAGTCTTTGATTTCCAAAATGATTTTTCCAAATCTATATTTCCTTACTTTTTTTCAAAGGAAGTATAAATATCTTTTGCAGCAAGCAAAAAAGCCATCGTGAAAGCACTTTCGTCTTTCGATTCTTCCCCTAACTTGTCAAAACCATCAATTGCTGTAGGTAAAACAGCAAGAGCAGTTGTAACAATAATTGGAAGATCTTGACCTAAATTCCAACCATCAGCCATTGCATTTTTAATTGCAATAACGATCTTTACTACACCATCGGCAAGTTCACTAACTTCTTTTGGTACAGAAACCTTTTTTTCTACATATTCCATTTTGTTCTCCTTTAATTAAAACTTAAACCATTTTAAGTTTTAAAACTGTTAAAGCAATTATAATAATTGCTGGTATTGATCCACTAATAAATCCCCATATTGACGCTCTGATTTTTAATGCAACAAGATGTTTTCCTTGTTTACTTTGTTCTCGTTTAATTGCTTTTATTTCATCAATCATATATCTGCGCCATTCTTTTTCATTCTCCAACAATATTTCTAATGTTGACTCATTCATTATTTATTCCCCGAACAAAAAATATCACAATCAGCCGAAGCCAAGTCTGAACCGTCACTAGGTTTTGTTATATATAATGTTGCAGCAGTTGAACTAGTAGGATTTAATTGGCATCTAACATCTTTAGTGGTTCCCAAAGCATTAGCTTGACATCTTGGTGTAGCTGAAAAAATCCCTGCAAAGGTTACAGCACAAGAACCCGAAGCCACATTTCCGATAGAAGCAACTCCAAAAATTGTTGATCCATCTTGAGAAGTTATAGCCGAACCAGAATCACAATTTAAGGTTGCTGTTAAATCATATTTCCCGCCAGAAGTAGGCGTTGCTTTATTATTTAAAATTACAGGCATGGGGAGGGATTGATTTACATTTAAAATTGTCCACTCGATAACTGTTCCGCCTGAACCTTGTATTGTTATGGCTCCTGATGCAGATTTTATCATTAATTTTATAGTTTTAGATGTTATATCTGTGATATTATAAAATCCGCAATTAATTCTTTTTGAATAAAGGCTTACTGTATCTGAGTATAATATAGCTTCAGATATGATATTTGCACTTCCATCGGTCATTTCTATTCCTGTATATTGGCTAGCGGTTCCTTGATTTGCTGTTGCATATGAACATATATAATAAGTTCCCGTAGTAGGTGGTGAAAATACTATTCCAGGCAATTTATCTGATCCACTTAAATAACTTGTTACGGTTCCAAAATTTTGATTTGTTCTTTCTACTAATACACAAGTTGAGTCAGCAGTAGGGTCACCGTAAGCGGTATTAGTTCTTGCCCATGAACAAGTTGAATCATGATAACCACTCCAAAAACTTGGACTAACTTTAGGACGAAAAGCAATTTCAGAAGTCAAAGGAAAACGTTCAACTGATATTGTGAAACCCTGTACAGTAGAAATAAAATTGCATGATCCACCGCCAGAAAGTCTGTTCGACAAAGCACTAAAAGTTATATCTGATTGTGAAGTGGTATAGGTATAATAAACGATGGCCGTACCTATGTCGTGCTCAGTAACAGCAGAAGAGCTGTGAACAGTAACAGCAGTTTTTTGTGTAGTTCCATCAGTAAAACCAAAACTACAATCGGTGGAAGTTGTAGCATATGTATTGTACATATACCCAATTAATGTGACTTTTATAATTCCCGCTGGAATTGAAGCAAAACGTATATTTGGTAACTGTCCATCATTGCTAGCATCTGCAATTGCTTGTCCTGTGAGAGTTCTAGCATTATCATCACAATCTGCGTCTACTGGATAAGCATTCCAGTTATTAGCACTTTTTGTCCATCCAGAGCAATTTGTCGTAGCAACCCATGATTTTGAGCCATAAACTTCAGCTTGACTTATTTGTGAAATGTTTGTTCTATTTGCATCTCCTAATATTAAATCATCGAGATATCCAATTGCTGCGTCGCCTTCTGCCTCTATTCTCGCCTTTATTGTTCCACTTGCAGGAAAGATAAAATTAACACAAAGATCAGTCCATCCAGTAGATGAATTT